TGTTGGGTTGGAACATCAAATAGTTGAAATTGAATTGTACCAATCCCACCCCATTCACCATTACCTACCCACATAGTAGAATCTGAGTTTAGAGAAATATCTACAACCCTAGCTGATTGCATTCTCATTTTTATCTCATCAATTCCTGTATTTGATGATTTATTACCAAAAGAACCTGCGCTACTAAATAAAGATGTAATTGGGTTATTAGCCATTATTTTTCTTTTTTGTCAGGAAAGTCTGTGTTTAGTTTGTCTAATTCTGCTAATAATTCATCTTTTTCAGCTTCTGATATCCCTAACTCATCACCACTTGTTGAATTATTTACTGCTCTTTGAATTATAGTAGCCATTTTAATTAATTGCTCATCATTACGAACACCTATTTCTAAGTATTCCTTAATTAATGGTACAATTAAGGTAGCGTCGCCTATATCAGCAATTAAGGGCTTCAATTCAGAAATTAACCCCGATATTTGTGTTTCTTTTTTCTTTTGGTTATCGTAAATCTCGCTTAATATGTCGGAGAATTTCTTTTTACCAAATATTACGTTGTCTAATACTCCCATAATGTTTTATTATAAATATGGATATAGGATAAGTGTTAAAACTTACACCAACCATTTTCTAAGAAGAAAACATATTGAGATTTAAATATATCGTGTAGTTTATCTGCTATCTTGGTTATCTTTGGCGTCTTTACATCAACCATCTCACGGATGTATATATAAAGTGCCTTTTTATTAAATACTTCTATAGTTTCCCTCTTTCTAAACAATTCAAGTATAGCATCTGCTATCTGAGCATCATTCTTCTTGGGAAATAATTCAAATATATTTTCTGTAGTATGAACTAGAAATAATTCAATGTATTCGCTTAATTCATCTTTTTCTTTAGCATAGTCTCCTTGTTCATATACATAAGTTGATGTATCCTTAGTTAAAACATCAACATCTACCTTCTTAATTTTCTTGGTATAATTCTTAGTGTTGTATAATATTAACCAACGTTTTACTATCGTACCAAAATACGAGTAAGCTTTAGCTCCTCGTGTTGGGTCAAATAGGTGAATTTTTGATAGTAGGAATGTTATTATCTCATGTTGGAGATGCTCTAAATTGCTTACCTCTGTATGGTAGAATTTAAAGGTATGAATAATATTCTCGGTGAGCTTAAAATAAGGATAATGAATATGCTTAGCATATATATCACTCCTCATCTTAGAACACTCTGTGTTATTGTAAAGAACTATAGCGTCCTCCGTATCTTGAGTAAAATAATTTTTACTCTTCTTTCTTCTCTTTTTAACCATTAGTTGATTTTAAACCTCGTGATACCTTCTTGTATTACCTTTATTTGTCCAAAAAACCAACCAATTTCATCATCACTTTCAAACGTACCTTTTTCGTCTATTTTCTTTAAACGTTCGTCTGCAATATCAATTTGTTTATTAAATTCTGCTATATATGAATCATACTGAACAATAATATCCTCGTATTTTTCACTCTTGCGTAGTAAATTAAACGTTGCGTATCCTAAAACTGCAACTGCTATACCTAATATTATTATTGCTATTTCCATAATTATAAACTATCTAACATATTTTTCAAACCTGGGCTTGATATTGTATTAAGTGCCTTTGACTTAGTACTCTTATTTGTCGACAATGTATAACTTTTCTTTGGCGTAGCCACGCTATTCTTAGAGAACTTTGGAAGCCATTCTATTTCAAATTCAATACGTGCTGCCATCATATCAGCTTGATGCAAAACAAATGGTAATGATGTGCGAGGTTTTTGTTCTGGCATGAAGGCTTTTAAATATTTTGTATTTGCGTCATCATATAAACCATCATGAGTCTGGATAGCTACCATTTCATTAAATGTATAAGTTATACCATGTTCCTGAAGTAAAAATAACCCACGATCTGGAACAGATGCAAATGCTAATTTCTTATTAAACATATAATCTTCACCTAATTTATCTTGTCTCCATTTATCAGTTTGGGGGATATAAGCTTCATGTTCTGAATCGCCCATTTTACCTAAGTCATGATTAATAGCTGAAAATACTAATTCTTCAATAGTAAATGTAGAAGTGTCCATTCCAAATTGATCCCAAACACCATACATTTTTAAGGATGCGTCAACAACTCTATTTACATGATCAACATATCCACCAGGGAATGCTGAATGGTATTCTTTCTTATGTGACGCAGGCATTAATATTATTCGTTCTTCATATTTTTTATAGAAGTCTAATAATTTTTGTTTACGATCGCCTGTAATGTGATCACTAATGTTGTTGTTAAATGTTTCCCAATTCGACTGAAGTTGTTCTGCTGTCAATACCATAACTTTTATTTATTTATTATTAATGTAACGTTTTGTCCCTTTATCCCTTAACGCCTTTGTTTTTATTCCCATTTTTTCCCAAACCCTGTGTTTCCAATCTACGTAAGGAATTTTACATAGGCACGGAACTTTCAATATCTCTTTTAAATGTTCTAATTTTTAATAGCTTTGCACATTTTTCATATTCCTCTACATCCGGTCTTTGAAAATATTCTAGCGCTTCATTTAATGAGTTTACAAATGGTTTTGTTTTAAAATCCATAATTGCCTCTAAATGATTTCGATCCTCCATATCAATTGAAGATATATAAAACCAAGCACGATTAAATACAGTAAGTTCAGATGCTCTTCTAGTTTCATTAACATCATAATCTGGTTTTTCAGATTTAAGAAATTTTTCCAATTTCATATGAAATACATTATGATTAACGATTAGCTTCGTAAACATGCCTAATTTAGTAAATGGTTCTTCTAGTAAATTGTCATTCATAGTGATTAGTTCTTTGCCATTACCTTTCCCTTCAGGTTGTTCAAATAATTGAAACATTTTATCTTTATCTATCATCTTTTCCCTCCAAAATAAGCCGTGGCATGGCCTTCACTAATTAATAAATCATTTAAGTTTCTATCTCCAAAAAATATATTACCAAGACATCTACCATATTTACCTACACCTTGTGATTCCAATATAAATGTATTATTATGCTTTTCAAACATATCTATAACAAAATCTTTTGCAGCTAGCCCTTTAGATTTTTCTTCTAAATCTCTTGTTCTACATTCAGGTGTATTTATACCAACTAATCTAATTCTTATAAACTTCCAGGTATCAAACCCTAAATCTACTGTGGCATCAACTGTATCACCATCTACTACTCTATCTAATTTTGCGTTATATGTGTACATAATATCTATTTATCATACATATTAAAAGATCTACAACTGACCCAGATCTACTTCAATTTTAAGTTTAATTGCTTCTAATTTAGCGTATTCAGCAACAACATCTTCTTGTTTTTCATTTGCTGGGTGGAATCTCCAATAATCTTCCATTATTGTTGTAATTGCTATTAAATCGTTAACTAATTCGATTTTTGGATCAAACTGTGGGGGTTGTTCGTCTGTAATATTCATATTATTAAGATTAGTTTTATTATAATTTTTCATAACTATTTATTTAAAGTTTTTACCTATTGTATTTATGGTCTCTTTGACCGTTTCTAAATTTATTTGAAAGAATTCTCTGTGTGAGTTAACGCGGTATTTTTTTAGTGCATGATGTACTTCGCCCTCCAATAGTTCGCCGTTAAAACACGCGTACGCCCATGCTACTTCGTATGGAAGCGGCACACCAGTCGCATTAGATATCTGTTTTGCTCGCTCATCTGGGGTAAGTTTAGTGTATCCTATTTTATAGAGTCCCGGTTGAGTTGGGTTTGATAAAACATAAACCCATTGATCACCTTCTCCTTTTTTAGAATAAATACCCTTTTCTCTAGCTGTATAATATGTAACATCTTCCCAACCCTCCCCTCTTTCCGAAGGAGATATGGTAAAATATTCTGCTGCCTTTACACTAGTATCGGAAAAATTCTCCTTTAATGGTATAAATCTAACTGCTTGTTCTTGTGTTAATCTTTTCATTAGTGTATGATTATATTAAATTCATTTTCAATTTCAACTCTTTCACCAATATCACTGTTAAATAGAGTTTTTGTCATAATTTTTAATGTATCCCCAACCATATTATTATCTAAATAGAACTGCTGTCTCGGGTTATAATTATATTTACTTCTAGTCCCTATTAAAGTCTCGGCATAGGGGCATTCCCAACAAAAATTCTTCTGTATCTGATAACCAGCTATATTTAAAGGTGGTTGGATTTGTGCTAAATCCGTAAGAGTATACTCATTATTGCCAATTGGTATTATATTATTCCAATCTCCATTAGAAAACCAGCTTAATACTGAATAAATAGGTATAGAAAATGTTAATGATTCAAATGCTATCCAGTAATCTGAGTCATATATCGTCTCAATTAACGGGACACCATTAATAATATACTCATCTGATAATTGATCCAATTCACCTCTAATAGTAAAATATTTAGGACCATTAAATTCAATATGCCAGTAATTATTCACATCCTGATATGCATTTGGTTGAACTTGTTCATCAATATAAAATCTAGCATTACAGTCACCATCAATACATGGGTAGGGTTTTAACATCTCATCTGGGCTACATGCCCAGAAGAGACTTATTGTTAAAATATATATTAAATTTCTCATTATGATACTAATTTTAAAGCTTCACTAAACATTTTCTTGTTCACGTCCTGATCTTGCTTAAAATTCTTAATAACTCTAGCTTGACGAACTTTCCCTGATGGTGTTTTATATTGAAAATTACCTTCAATAATATTTTCTTGAATTCTGTTAAACACTTCCCAAAGCATCTCACCTTCATCCTTTTTACGTTGAGCATTTAAAACATCCTCAATTGCTTGGTTATCAAAAGTATTTTGCGTACCTTCTACTCTAATATCAAGAAACGATTTAGCAAGATTAAACATTTGCTCCTCTTCTAATTCAACAGCTTTCATTTTATTCATTGCTTCTACTGTTAAAGGTAATTTCTCAACCATACCTCTAATTAATACTTGCAAATCTTCAAACGTATAACCCATATGACGCATTTTTAAATCTGCAAATTCATCTGTAGCTATAATTAAACCATTTTCACAAATCATTCTAAATAATCCTGCGGTAAATTGAAATGCATTTTTACCATCATGAGAAT